CGGAGCGCTGGCGCATCGCGCCGGTTCCCCGGTCCTGCGCTGCTGCTTCCGAAACTTTTTGAATGGATTTGGCGGGTAGTTTTTCCTGTTTCGCGATGGCGCGCACGCCTGCGAATTGTGAGGCTTTGCGCGCCAACTTGCCGACGCCGGCCGCGACCGGAGCGATTGCTCCTCCGGTGAGGGCGCCGACGCCTGCCCCTTTGGCAGCCTCTGTCAGCCTGCCGGCTGCGTCTTCGCCGGAGCCCGCCCCGTAGGCCGCCCCATATCCCGCGCCCGCTACAGCGCCGCGTATGGCCTTCGTCGCTAGGCTTGCGCCCTTTACGACAGCACCACCAGGCGCCGCCGCCGTCGCCAGCCCGCCAGCAATGCCGCCAAGCGTCGATGCGACGGGATGTTCTACGTCCGACTCTTCCTTTTGCCGCCGCAAAATTTCAACGGCGTGATCATAGAGTTTTGAAAACGGGCGCTTATCGCCCTTGGCTTTTCGCGTCGCCGCGTCGAGTCCGGCGACAATCTCGTCGGAAAAGCCGCTCGTTGCGAGATCAGTAAAACTCTTGAGAGCGCTTTCGGCGGCCGTGAATTTCTCCGGCTTTTCGGCCGCAGGCTCCTGCTTCTTTTTCTTCGCGGGTTTAAAGCTCTGCCAATCAATGCCGCCATCCGGCCGCGTGGCTGGAGAAGAGGCGGTAGCTGTCGGCTTAAACTTAGCCCAATCGTACTGACTGGTCATTCTTGGCTATACCCTTCCTTCACCAGCCGCTCGTGCACCTTGTTCGGATCACCAAGTTCCTGTAGCAGCTCGTCACCGCGCTGCTGAATGTCGTCATCGCCGTTGCCAAGGAATTCCTTGTCAAATTGCTCGCCGCCGTCGGGCGAGTTCGGGTCTATGCCTTCGCGGAGGAACTTGGTTCGGAGACGAACGAGCCGCCGCAATTCATCTTGGAATGTCTCAAGCGCGGCCTCGAACTCAGCCGGGCCCTGATCCTTGTTGATGATGGATTGTTTCAGGCGGTCGAGCTCCTGCACCGAGGCGGCAGCGCCGGTGATTTCCTTGCGGTAGGCGTTGAACACCCGCTCCACCTGCTGCACAAATTTCGTGCGCTTCTGCAGGAATTCCTTGTCCTTGGGATCGAGCGTGATGCCAGCCTTGTCCTGAATCTTGGTGGCAAAGGCCCCGATCTGACCCTTGTATCTCAGAAACTCTGGATCATACGCTTCCTTGATCTTGTCCAGCGTCGAAAGCAGTTCGGTGGAGTTGACCACCTTGCTTTGCACATCCGTCTGAACCGGCTTGGCTAGTGGCATATTGCCGGTATTGATATTGATGTTTGTGCCGGTGCCCTTTTTCGTCGCGTTGATGCGCGATGTGTGCGCGTTGTACTCGTCGAGCGCCAATTTCTGAATATCGTTGCCTTGAGCGATCTGCTCCTTGAGCGTCATGGCCTGCGAGAGAACGGCATCGCGGTTCCTGAAATCTTCCTCGCCGGGAGAGAACTCGACGCCTTCCTGCTTGAGCATTTGAATTGTCCGGTTCCAAGTTTCCGGCGTCGTCGCGCCATAGAGTGCGCCAGCTATCTTATCCATCCGTGCCGCTACTTCCTGGGCATCCAACTCGCGTTGGTTGCCTTCGGCGCGTTGGCGATTCAACGTGTTCTCGTAGATATCGCCCATCGGGTTGGCGATACCGCGAAGCACGTTTGTGTCGAACGCGGCAGGCATCAGCGAGGCCCTCCAAAGTAGCTGTATCCCATGCCGCCAGGACCGACGCCGGGTGCATAGGACGAAGCACCGCCGCTCGCGAACATATTCGGGTAGTTGAGGCTTCCAAGTGAACTGGTGACGCCCTTTATACCGGACGCTATGGCGCCGAATTCGTTAGCAGTTGCTTGTTGCTTGGCTTCGCTCGCCGCACCTAAGTTCTGCGTGCCAATTCCGGTTGCCGTCAATCCAGAACCCGCGAGCTTGAATAAGTTATTGCTATAGTTTCCGAATAGCTGATCACTGATCCGCGCCGCTCTGTCCTGCAAGGCTTTCAACGTATTTCCGGAAAAGAAATTCCCTGCTCCGGCCTGCTGCCCGAAAATCTCCGGTCGGGCTTCCCTCAGCATGTTTTCGTAGAGCAGCTGGTACTCACCGCTGCCCCTGAAACGATTGAGCGCCGCGGCCTGCTCCTCTGGCGTTCCGCCGCCCGTCAGATAACCGAGTTCGCCGGTCGCCCGCGCGCCTGCCTCCCGATACGGCGCCGTCATTGCCGTCTGTTTCTTAAGGGTCTTTTTGGCAATGCTCGCCTGCTTGTCGGCAGCGCTTTTGCCCAACAAGGAGCTACCGATCGCTCCGGCGGCGCCGATGAGTGCGGGGATGAGGAAAGCTACCATTTTCAGTTTCTCACTTCTGCAATGCTTGAACGATTGTCACGGTCGTCGCGGTTGCGGAATTCAGGGAATCAACCGCGTTGAGCTTGCGAACGATATCGGAAAGGATCGTCTGCAATTCGTTCGTCGCGCGGCCGTTCTCATCCGCCACCTGAAGATTGGTCGAAATGACGATCTTGTTATGGGTATCAGGCATGAAACCACCAGCCGACGGCAAAACTTGCCGCCGCAATGATAATGATCACGATGAGAACGATGCCGAAACCAATTCGGAAACCGAGGTCGCCCAAGTCAGGTTCTCTCATGCCGCGACCATTCCTTGCGCCGCGACAAGCCGGACGCGCGCCTTAGCTTGGAGGATCGTCTTCTTGACCGGCGCCGATATCCGGATATTGAACATTCTGCCCTGCTCTTTCGATTGCCCGAGCTGGTTGAACATCACCCGGCCTTTCCAATTGCCTTGCTTGCCGAGCGGGCGCTCGCGCTCGACCGACCAAGTATGGCCGGCGTCGTCCGACCAAGTAAGCATCATGCGCGGGTTATATTCCGGCGCCGCCGTATCGGTTCCGCTGCCGACGCCGAGTTCCGCGTCGACGATGACGCTATCCCAAAGAATGTAATAGCCTTGCTCGTCCATGATCGGCGTTTTGATCCCGAGCGTCAGTTCGTCGCCGGACTCGTCATAGACGCCGAACTTCATTTGATAGAGCGCCGCCGCGTCCATATCGCCGACGAGATGCTTGTCGAAAGCGCGGCAATAATGATGGATTTTCGAGCGCGTGTTGCCGAGGCTTTCTTTCTTCTGCCATGTGCCGTTGGAGAAATCGTGCCGCCACGTCCAATCGGTTCCGGAGACCTGATAGAATTCGTGGCCGCCCTCCGAATAGCCGAACGCCTCGATCTGGCTCACCGTCTGCGCATCGATCATCCGCTGGATATCGCGCTCGACGCCGTAGTTTGATATCCGGGCCGCTTGCTGGCCGCGAACGACGAGGCCCTTGTCGTTCACCCAATTGACATTGTTATCGACGAGGCAAACCGAGTGCTTGGCCCGCGTGCCGCAAGGGATAAAGCCGCCGGAGAGGCGCGGAAACGGATCGCTCGCGTCGGTCGAGAGGCCGTAAATCTCGACCGTTTCCTCGCCCATAACCCACATCTCGCCGCCAACGGTGATATTGCGAACACCGCCGTCGGGCCGCGCTTCCGCCGTCTTGAAGTTGAGCGCGTCGACGGAATCGGCGTTGTTGACGTCGGACCAGAAGAACCGCGCGTCGGACAAGAGAAAGACGATCCGCTGTGCGATAAAGGTTGCCGAGACGACGAGCGCGATCGGGAGATCGTTGTCGGGAAAAACTTGCAACACATCGTTCTGCAAATGATAAACCGTCGTATCGGCGACGATGATGATCTCCGGCGGCACGTTGGCGTTGCGGGCGAAGATCACCGAATGCTCGCCGAGGATATCGCCGATCAGCGTCTTCGTCCCATCGGCCGCCACGCGCCACAGCGTCTCGCCGGCGACGACGTAGAGTCTGGCGCCGATCTGGATGCAGCCGCGCATCGGCCCTTCGGTAAAGGTCGTAAAGTCGATCAGCCCCATATCGCCATAGATGGCGTATTGGGTTTTGCCTTCTTGCGATTTCTCGACGAAGCCGTTTGTAATTACCGGCTCGCCCATATATTTCGAGCGGGCTGGATCGCTTTGCGGGCCGAGCGGGATCGTCAGGATTTGCGACATAGGTCAGGAACCGCACTCGATTTTCAGCCGCCGGTCCGGCAAGTCGCAGCGGCACCAGCCGGGGAAATGCCAGAACCGGCCGTCGTATTTCACGCAATCCTTGCGCGCTGTGACGACGAAATCGCTATCGCTGATGCATGGCTTGAGGATGCAGGCGATGATCGCGAAGGCGTAAAAGATTTTCATCACCTCCACCATTTCCGCTGCGACGGTAGATATTGCAGGCCGCTATCCAGCCGAAGCGGCTCGATGATCCGATAATCCGCGTTCAGCAAGAGCCAGCCGGCCTCGGCGTTGTTTCTTTGCTCTGCGCTGAGCACGATGCCCGCGGTCGATGCGAGTTTCTTTACTAACATCCATTTCACGCCCTCGATATGCCGATCCTCGAGCGGGAAGGTTCCGGCGAGCGTCTGCGATACCCATCCGGCGTGAATGCCTTGGCCGGGAAGCGCCATCATCATATCGTTGAGCGCCCGCAAGCCTTCGGTCGCTTCGACGTCGGCGGCGTCTTCGCCAGCGCCGATCAGGTTCAATCGCCGCATGGCATCATTGACTATCGATCGGTTCGTGACGCTCATACGCTCACCTGTTCAAGCGGCAGGGAAGGATTGCGGGGAGTGATCGGACCCTTCCCTGCCTGAGCCGACGCGATTGGTGCCGGACGCGCCGGCTGTTGCGTTGGAAGCCAATGGGGATTTTCGAGATACCAGTTGACGATTTCGCGGATATTTGGCGCCGGGAGTTTCTTGCCGAGTTTCCGAAGTTTGTTGCCGTCAAGGGCATATCGAAGATCATGGCCCGGTCTGCTGGAATGGTGGTCGACCAGCTTGAAATGCAGCGGCTCGCCAAGAGCCCGTGCCACCTCTTCCGCGAGCTGATAATTGTTGATCTCGTCCGGCCCGACGATGTTGTATTTCTCGCCAGGAACGCCGCACTCAAGCAAAAATCCCACAGCGCGAGAAACCTCGCGTGCGTCGATATAGAACCGCGAGCCCGGTAGCGTGCACGTTGGATCGGCATGGATCAGAACCGTTTCGCCGTCGCGCACTTTGGCAATCGTCATCGGCAAAAACTTTTCTGGATTCTGCATCCGGCCGACCACATTCATCGTATGGGTGACGATCACCGGCAGCTTGTACGTATTGTGATAGGCGACCGCGAGTTCTTCCGCGCCGGCCTTCGTCGCGGCATAGGGATTGCCGGAACGATAGCGGTCGTCTTCCTTGTACGCCACGCCGGGCGGCGCCGGGCCGAATACTTCGTCGGTTGAGAAATAGACGAACCGCTCGCAGCCCGTCTTGCGCGCGAAGTCGAGCAGATTGCAGGTGCCGACGACGTTATCGAGAACGAACGCCATCGGATCGCTGATCGAGCGATCGACATGGGTCGCTGCGGCGAGATGCAGGATATAATCAAACCGGCCCAATTGCTCCGTAAGCTGATCATTGATCGCGGCGCGGAGATCGTGAAAAACGAAGCGCACGCGCGGGTGAGGCAAGCCAATTTCGGCAAGCCGGTTGAGGTTGCCGGAATGATCAAGCCGGTCGAGCAAGACAACATCAAAATCGCTGCGCTCGATCAAATCTTGAACGATATGGCTCCCGATGAAGCCCGCGCCGCCGGTAAGCAGAACACGTTTCATATCGTCAAAACTCCCAAGCCCGAGGCGTGCGGAAACTGAAAATTCGGATAATCGTTGCGGATCTCGTTCCAATACCGCCGGACGCCGAAACCTTCTTTTTCGACCGTCACGTCATGCAACAGGACGACCGAGCCGGGCCGCAATTTCGGCAACCACGATTCGAAGTCGTGCTTCACGTCGTCATAGCCGTGGCATCCGTCGATATGCAGAATGCTTACCGAGCCGTCGGCAAACTCCGGCAAGGCGTTATCGAACGTCGAGCGCATCAGATCGGAGAAGGCTTTGTATTTTTCATTGATCTCGGTAACGCCCTCGAAAACCTTCTTATCGAGCGGCCCGGAATGCTCGTCGCCTTCCCAAGTATCGATCCCGACCAATTGCGTTCGCGTCTTCAACTCGGCAACCGCCTGGCAGGCGCAGAAATACGAGTATCCGGTGTGAACGCCGAGCTCGACATAGAGCCGCGGCCGCATCGAGCCGATCAGCCAATAAAGAAAGTTCTCATGGCCCGCCCATGCGCTTAGCGGCCGATATTCCGGAGTCATGCGGCGCTATAGGTTTCGACCGGATCGGGATCGAGAGCGCCGCCGGGCTGGCCGAGCATGTAGACGTTGAAGTTGCCGCGATAAACCTTATCGTCGGTCCAAGAGTGATGATTGATATTGAGGAACGGATTCATCCACACTTGCCCGCCGATATCGCGCCAGCGCCGGCAGAAGGCGTAATCCTCGCCCCACCAAAGCCCTTTCCATGCGCCGTGATTGAAGAGATCGACGGCGTAATCCCACGGCGGCCCGTAGCACAGCTCGGGATATTCGCGCATGAACTTAAAAATCGCCTCTTTCGTCACCTTCAGAAAGCCCGCCGGCAAGCAAGAGCACTCGAAACAGCCATCGTAACGGACCGAGGTCGGATGGCCGTCCTCGTCCTGAAGGATGCGCCCCATGTAGTTGAGCTCGTCCTCTTTGCACCTGTAGGTTCCGCCAACGACGTCGCCCGGCGTCTGAATGAGCGTCAGTAAGTCCGGCGGATCCCAAGAGAGATCATCGTCGAGAAAAACGATAATATCGGCCTTGTTGTTGAGCGCCTTTTTGCACATCGAGGCGCGCGAGCCGGAGATATACGGATTCCCCGTCTCGAAGGTCGCGCCCTCGTCGTAGCCGGCCTCGACGATAAGCGGGATCGATTTCTCGATGCTCTCGAAGAACGCCGGATGGGCTTTGTGACGGGAAGGGATGCAGAAAATAACTTTCAGCTTTCCCTTCTCCGTCGGTTCTGTGATTAGCGGATGCACGATTAGGCAGAGCCCTTCCAAATCCCCATCGCCGTCAGCGTCGTCGTTACCTCAGCCAGAATCGCGGCCAAGTTCGACGTCACCGAGACATAAGAGCCTGCGGATAGGAGCGAAAGCGCCTGCACGGCATTTGCCCGCTGCGAGATCGGAGTCACGCCGTAAAGCGAAATCAAATCGGACGTCGACTGGCCGAAACTCCAGCCCGTGGCGTCTTTGTCGCCAAGATACTTAACCATCAAATGCTCTCCTTATTTTGAGCAGAAAGGAAAAGGGCGGCCGTTAAGCCGCCCTCATGGTTACGCGGTGCCTGACAATCTGGTCGCCAAGCGCGGATCGATCACCGCTCTGCCATAGAGGACATCAAGCCTCCACGCCGAGACGTCGTTGATCGAGTCGTAAGCGGGAATCACGCGGACGCTCAGCCCGTTTCTTGTCTGCCGCGCCGGGTTGACCGCGCCGGCGGGCAGCTCCATCGGCACCATTGCGAGCGCGTAAGCGTTCTTATGGTAAACGAGGTTCTGCCGATAGGCGGTCGCCGCGGCGCCGACGTTGACGAGCGCGTTCGACGCAAACGTGCCGGTCGAAAGCACGACGGTCTGATGCGGCCCCGTAAAGATGATCGGGGGTGAGATCGTCACCGTGATATCCGTGCCAACCGCCGTCGCGCTTGTCAGTACGACGAACTGTTGCAGGATGCCCGTCAACGCTTTGGTGATCGGGTTGACCATATAAACGTCGGCAATGGTGAACACGTCACCGGCAAGGAGCGTCGAGTTGTTTTCCGCGCCGGAGATCACAAGGCTCTGCGACCAAGTATTCTTGGCGGTATCGTAAGAGACCGATTGATCGCCCGAGGCGGCCGCCGCGATTGGCGTCGTATCGTCGCGCGTGCCCGTCGTATGCGTCGGCGTGATTGCCGATGAATACATGGCCACGCCGCCGATCCGGCCGAGCGTTCCTTCGCGATAAGCGCCGCGCGCCGCGTCCTGAATGAACAACGCGGTTTGCGAGCCCAAGAGTGCCCAATGATCGGCCGGGCCGAGGACGGCATTGCGGTCCTCTTGCGGCACGGCCATCTCGTCGAGGCGTTCCGGACCCTTGGCAAAGTCAGCATAAGAGTTGATGACCTGGCCCGCGGTTCCGGCCCAATTGTAAGTGCCCTTGTAGTAGGTATCGAGGCAGTCTTTGGCGATCTCGTTGACGAGCCGGTTCATTGCCGGTTCCATCACACGTTTCTGAAGTTGCTCGACCGAAAGCGTTAGATCGCTGGAGGTAAAGTTGAAATCGACGCCCTTCTGCTTATCAACCGTGAAAGCAAGTCGGCCTTCGATCACATCTTGCACCGCCATGACGGCGCCCGAGCGAACGGTAAAGTCGGCAGGTCGCCGGACGCGAACCGTCGCGCCGACTTTGTAGCCGTTCACCGAGTTAGAAAATTCTTCCTCGAGATCCCGATGAAAGGTTCCGAGGACGTCGAGATTGTTTTCAAGGACGGCAAGCGCCGCCTTGGCCACAATATCGGCGGTCAAGGTCGTATTGGCCATTTGAAAAAATCCATCTAATTGGGACTAGCCGCCTCTCGGCGGGTGAGTCGTTTTTGAGGGGATCAGGACGCCCCGCGCTCTCGTTCCTTCATCTTGCGATACCGCTCGGAATACTCCGCGGCGCTCGCTTTGACGGGGTCGAAGCCTGGCCCGCCGGAACCTGATCCGGTTGCCTGCTTCTCGATCGGTTGTGGTGCCTGGGTTGTTTTGCGCGGCGGCGGTTCGGAAATACGGGCGGCAATCTTGCCGAGTTCGAACGCCTTGTCGCGGTCCGGTAGGCGATTGATCCGACGGGCTTCGTTTGGATTCTTGCAAAGGTGATAGGCAACCTCGGCCGACTCGTCCATCTCGAGGACGAGCGATTGGGTTTCCTTGGAGAGCGGCGTTGCTTCCGCCATTACTACCTTGTCGAAGTCGTCATATTTCTCGCGCGCCTCGTCGGCCCTCTGTGAGAAGACCTCGAGACGAATAGATTGCGCCTCTTCGTTTGATTCTTTCGCCCGCCGATCGAGGCGTTCGGCTTCGCGTCGCTCCATCGTTTGATCGACTTTCGCGGCGGTGAGTTCGGCGGGATCGTCAAAGTCTTCGGGCTTTAACTCCTTCAGCTTGGCGCGAAGCTCGCCCGCTTCCTTTTCAGCAGCAGCGGCCTTGCGCTCGGCTTCCCGCTTTTGAAACGTCAGCTCGCCGATACGCTCGGCGGCGGTTTTCTTGCGGCTCTGGAGTTCCTTGCCCGCCTCGGATGCTTTCTTGGCGTCCTCGGCTTCCTTTGCGGCGTCGGGTTTTGCGTCGCCCTCTTCCGATTTGGCCTCTTTGCCTTCGGCTTCCGCCTCGGGCTTCTTGGCCTCAACTTCCGCGTTTTCGGTAGCGGCAGCGGTCGCCGAATCGTCCTTAACGTCGGACGCGACGGGTTTTTCTTCAGCCATTGTTACTCTCTGCTAAGGGCGCCCGAACGGGCGGGGGAAATCAACCGATGCCAAGCTCGGCCGCGGTTTTCTGATTTTCCAAAATCTGTTTGTCCGACTGGCCTTGCTTGAGACGAACATCGGCCTCCATGCCGGCCATTTGCGCCGCCTTGACCGCCTCGGCGGCCGGATCGACGGGCGCGGGCTCG